TCTTCTTTGAACATGTCTGCGATAGTCTTACCCACAGTGCGCTTGTGAACTGTCTTACGACCGAAGATGCTAGGATCAGCATTGATCTTATGCATCTCATCTACTTCTACATTCCAATCGCTGCGTATACGTCGTATAACTGAAATCTGTTCGTCAATGGTCATCTCTTTCTTATAGAACCCATCGCAGATGATGACGTGCTGTTCAGGGGTGACGAACGCTAGTAGATAGCACGATTGCTGTGCTTGACCGTAGTCGTAACCTTCTATCCAGTTCGGATGATAATGTGTCTCATGATAACCGTCGAGTAGCGTTGTGATCGCTCCTTCCTGTAACAGGTGTAGGCTGCTGTCGAACTGAGGGTATACCAATCCCTCATAGGCCACCCATTTGCCAAGTAGGAAGCGGTCCCGCTGTTGACCACTGTACATAGTTTCGAGTGTTTGAATGAAGTCGCCACCTTCCGCTTCATGAACGTGTCGCAGTTCATATGTGCTACCTTCAATCACTTCGATGAGTAGCTGCGGTTCACCGTTGTCATCTAGTACGGGCTTGCGGTCAATGTCACGAACACAGATCAGGTCGTCTGTGATGTAGCCGCCCTGTTTGTATTGTACCATAGGGCGTACTAGCTTCGTGTATACCCAGTTACCAGTTGGATTGCATGTCAACATCATCCATCTAGGTCCAGTCACAGGCATAGTCACGTCGTCGCCCACATACCGCGCACGTCCACGTAGCCGCCCAAAGAGGTCGAGGAAGTCCTTGTGTGTGATCTCTGGGTCTTCCACTTGATCCACTATCACCCAGTCGAACGTCGCTGAAAGCAAATTCGAGCTGCTGCTCTCTGTCTTCGTGCCTTGTTGTGCTATGTACCTGAAGTATATAGTCGTGCCGTTCTTCAGGTGACATATGTTGTCGCCGTTCTGTCCTACTGCGAATGAGACGATCCATGTCGGTGGGCACCATTTCAGGAACTCCTTACGTATAGTGTCATTGAGCTTAGGATACGTGGAGCGTGATATAAGACCAGTGCACCCTGGATACACGTCAGCTAGTTGTATAGCTTTGATGACTGCTGCTGTTGTCTTACCATTGCCGAAGCCACCACCGTAGATTTGTACCTTAGCCTTGCTACGTAGAAAGCGATCCTGCAAGCTGCCTTCTTTGAGTAGCAACTCAGGACGTTCTGCAACATTGGCTGTCCGTGTGCGTGCCATTATGGGACGTTTGTCTCAATCCAGTTAGTAGCACCGGGACCGATGTAGCGATAGGCTGAACCTGTCGCAGTGTCTACACGCATCTCACTCTGATAGCCTGCTGTAGTAGGGATGCCGCTGCCAAAGGTGGTAGGCACTGTGTAGCTAGGATCAACTACACCATATGCGCCGTTGGCTTTGATACCTTGGCCGTCCTTGTTAGGTACGATAGCCATAGCTACCCCTCCTTAATGACTTGTGAAGTTATATCACGTGCGTCTACATCTACTGATGGCATGTGTTTAGGTTGAGCGATCTCACGGATGTGTCTGATGACAAGGCCACCTTCCATCGAGTGTCTATGCTCCATGACTTGCTTAGGTGAGAAGCCACCACGATCTAGCATGTTCATTGCGATGCGAGCTTTAGTAGCTGGGCGTGTCTCTTCGTCCTCTAGCATGTCTTCAAGCTTGTTCAGCGCGCCAGCACTCATAGCGTCGATGCGCTTCTGCACACTATCTGCAGACAGAGCGTGTATGTTGTCTTTCACTAAGTTATCAAGCTGCGTGAATAGCTGTAGACCCTTGATCATGTCTATCTGACTGATCTTCAAGCCAGTAGCCTCTGCAATCTCAGCGTCGTTGATACCTAGTGTAAAGTATAACCAAACTACACCGCATGTAGTGACAGCTTTACTGTCAGCAGGGAGATCAATAAGACCACGGCGGATAGCACGATTATTGCGATCACGACCTCGTATAGTAGCCGTCTGAGTACTCTGTGCGTGTTTCTTGGTCTGTTGTTGTATAACTGCTTCGGGTGACGTGCTGGGAAGCATCGCCTGACCCGTTGCAGTGTCGATGATAAGTCCATTAGCGAGTGGGAGGTCGGGCATTCTTACTGCTACCTTTGCCAGCTTGCTTCCTGAAGATGTCTTGGATCATCTTCTGCTGTGCGTTGCCAGCTTTAGGTGATGGCTGCTTGTTAGTGGGTATAGCTGGACGCTGTTGACGACCTACCATCTTGCCAGCAGGCACAGGTGCATTAGGGTTGCCTACTGCAGACTGCATCATCTGTGCACTGATCAAGTCGTCAATAGGTCCACCGCCTGCTTGTGCTTGAGGTGGCATACGTGGTGGCATACCGCGCGGTGGGAATGGCATATCAAGCTTCCTCATCTACAGGTTCAACTTCAGCATCAGCTTCCATCTCATCCATCTCTGCAGCGGCTGGTGCGCCTGTAGTCTTATCTGCAGCGTCATCCATCCACTCACCCACTTCGGTCAGCTCCTCTTTATCTATGCCGAGGTGTTTGAGTACTTCAGCTACAGCCTGAGGTGGTAGCTGTTGCATCACTGCAGGATTTTGGTTGATCTGCTGTATGAAGGCATCCATCTCTGGTGTGCCAGCTACAGGTACACCGGGTGTAGATGCGGGTTCTGCTACGGGAGCAGTAGGAGCGGGTGCGGTGGGCATAGTATCTATTCTCCGTACAGTTCTTTGTATAAGCTACGAAACACTTCAGATGGGCTAGCTTCACCTTTGAAGTACTCACCCTCTTTAGGTATTATATCGTCTGCTACACCCTTCCATTGTGGCTTACCCTTACCCCATTCATGACCAACTGTTACACGTGCCGGTGCATGTGTGTAACCTAGTTGACGTAGTGCTTCGCGTCTATGATTACCTTCACCCAGTTGTGCTGTACGTGATATCTTGCCTACGTTGAGTATTAGAGGCTCATCTATACCACCAGCCTTTTGTATCTTAGCAGCTAGGTCAGCAGGGTCGTAGCGGAAGTTGTTACCGTATATCTTCTGTAGCCATTCAAGTGGTACATCTTCAACTACGTGTTGTTGATACTTCCACTTGTCGCCTATACGTTGTACAAGCTTAGCAGGCTTAGCAGCGGGTACAGGTAGTATACCAAAGATAGCTGACATCATGTCTGCTGTGTCACCACCTTCGTAAGCATCTATAGCATCAGCTACAGTGCCTATAGGTGTATAATCTACTGCGAGCTTGGCTACCTCTTGTTGTTGCTTCTGTAGTGGATCATACACCTTAGGCAAGTTGCGTTCTATTATACCTTTGCGTGCAGGCGCGTCGAATGACTTAGGCAGTTGGTCTTTGAGCTTAGTAGCAGCTACATCTATCCAGCTATCGTCAACAGATGTACTGCTGTCTTCGTCCATAGTACTACTACTTGTTGACAGTACCTATGAAGCCACCACCACTGTTGCCGCTCTTATCAACAGGATACGGTGCGGGTGCCCATGTAGGTGTCATCTGTGCTTGGAACACTTCGCGGTCTTGGATAGTAGTCACACGTTGAGGCCAGACAACGAAGTCAGCGATAGGACGTTGACCACCTTGGTTCATGCCGTCAGTTTGAATAGCTTGAACCTGTTTGATCTTCAAATCTACCTGAGACACACCGATAGCACCCGCTGCCAGTGCACGACCTAGTTCACCGAAGTACTGACCACCCACTGAGTTGGTGAGGCGTGCAACACTACGCATAGATGCAGTGCCTTGCTGCGTGAGTGCGTAAGGTTGACCGAACATGTTATCCCAACCGCCTGCCCATGCTGGCATGATCTACACTCCTTATATATGTGTATGGGAACTCATCGCACACTGATGCACACTTAGGCCAAAAAGTCAATAGACACATGTGGTTATACACTGTATACGCATCTAGCATTGATCGGGGGCCGATAGGCCCCCCTTGCGTCCTAGCCTTAGCTCTGAACACCACACATACACACACCACTCACCACCCACTACAGCCTCTTGAACAAACTTGCATGTAGTTCTATATGTGCTATACTATATGTGTTGCATGTAGATATAGACGCATGTATATACATGTAGCAGTCTACTTGACATGGTAGCACAACTAGCGCACTTAGTGGTTAGCTCCACTAGGTGCGCCTTTTTATGTATGCTTGCAGTTTATATATGGGTCTAGAGTACTACACATATAGCTCAGTTGGTTTTACTATATACAACACATAGTACATATATACACATATACACACATATAGCACTCACATATACTCAACTACTATAAATCACGCACCCTCAAACTCGCACACATCAATCAAATCTACGCTCGCAGGGGCTTGAGACAGTGCTCATCTCACCTCGCCACCCCTCGCGCGAGCTACGTGTTTGGGAATTGGCGGGGGAGTGTGTCTCTGTGGCACCACGTGTAGCAGATCAGTCACGCTACATGTAGTAGGCTATAGCTGCCCACACTCACCACATGTAGTATGTCAACCTGCCCGCTATTGGCGTGTATGTGATTGTGGGCACACTACATGGGCAGCATACGTGGGCCGCGCCGCACCTAGTCCCGCGTATATGTGGGCATGTGGCGTTGCTATGTGTGCGATAGGTGCTGGCGCTATGTGTGATTTATACATTGTATAAGCTGTTAGGTTGAATTGTTATGCCTCTTTTACATGTGCTATATGTGTAAGCTGTTGATTAGATTGAGTTAGTTATGCGCGCTAGTGCTTGTGCTTTGTGTACTTGCATGTAGTGAAACGTACTAGATGTAGCAGCTAACATAGCGTGCTTGCCACTAGGTCTAGTAAGCTTGCATGTGATTTAGTATCTGTTATTCTATTGATGCTGTTCATAGCCTCTAACGCTTTCACGCCAATGCCGTGTACCCGGTGACGGTGTGCTAGTTAGTCCGAGATACTAGACGGTAGACTTCACCCTCCCGGCGCAGCTATGCCGGGATGGCGAAGCTATTGGCATGAAGCACAGCTAACAACCTGAAAGGTTTACTACCATGTCTAAGTCTAACTCAAACTTGTTCGCCGATGTTCTCCGCATTGCCAAGTCTAAGACCGAGTACGATAGCGGTCCCGTGTATCTGGTACATGCGCACTACTCCGAGATCGCGGAGCTTGTTGCACTGCTTGCCAAGCGTGGTGAGCAAAGCGTTAGAGCTTGCGTCCTAGAGTATTGGTCCGAGCGTACTCCCGACGGGAAACGCTTTGAGGCGGAGCGAATGAAGCTTGCTAACACCGAGAAGCGTACTCCTGAAGAGGAGGCTACGTTCCAACGTATGGGCAAGCAGAATAACAATATCAACATGAGCCTGGAACGTGCTGTTAAGGTTTACAATGGCGTATCGTTCCTACGCTCAATCGGAATACAGGTTGATATTGAGAAGGTTGACGGGAAGGATGACAGCAATACTTACGATACGTATTGCAAGCGTCCTAAGGTTGAGCGCAATGATGTATTCTTCAACGCTTCGCAGCTTATGAAGATTGAAGATCATATCAAGGCAATCAAGCCCGATGCTAAGGCTGTTGATATCCGCGCTATGCTGAAGACTGCTAAGGCAGGCGCACCTAACGCCACCAAGGCAAAGGGTAACGGTGAGGCTATCGCACCTAGCAAGCTTGCCGAACCTGTTAACACCCTCGACACTACGTTAGCAGGGCTTGCGCAGGACGGTGGCGGTTTTGCTGTCGGTCCTGATGCTAACAAGGCACTCATGCTTTTGTGGGCGCGCCTTGACGCACAATGGACTGATGTACACAAGCAGCAAGCCCGCGATATGTTTGCTGCACTTGGTGCTAAGGGCGAGCAAGCTAGCAAGCCCAAAGCAGATATCACTGCTACGCTGAAAAAGGCAGTAGCTGCTAAGTAAGCTATACATTGTATAACTAGAAACCCTGTAAGCCTCACGGCTTGCAGGGTTTTTTTTTGTTCCATTGCGTTCGTTGTATGTCTGCATCAGTGTGATATATATGTTTGCCACACTGTAACATAGCAGACACACAGCAAGACAAGCGAGGCAGTGCAACAGCACAGCCGAGCG